GGAATATTAGCAGGAAATACAACCGTATTTGTTCCTAAAGTAATACCTTGAATGGTAGCACCAGCCTGTTGAACAGCTGCAGCAAAATTATTTGCCGTCGTAGCTGCAATAGAACTAAAGTGAACAACACCTCCAGTAAAAGATGAAGCAGTAAGAATCGGAACCGTGAATTTAACACGATAACGAACTCGCAACTCACCAATAACACCTGAGGTGGCCGTACTGTCAGCAGCAACATACAAATTTCCGACATCATAAGTTTTGATGTCAGTATTCGCAGGAGCAGGACCAGTACGCACATACTTGGCAATATTCTTCCGAAGACGCGATACATCAACAGGAAGACGAATGATTGGGTCACATGGCATACCATCATTGTGGTACACTGAATCCTCAATTTGTTGCTTGGTAGCCGGAGCAACATCAGAAGCATCCGGATCCATATACAACAATACCTTGCCCGTAGTTCCAGCAGTGGCAAACTCTGAGACAGTTCTCTTATAATAGTATTCGAGATATTCAAACTCATACTCATCATAACGAGAAGCTTCTCCAGCCAACCACGGAAATGATGCAAGAAGACCAGGATTCACATTAATAGTATTACTAACAGTGAAACCTGAGGTAGTAGCACTACCTGAAACATTTGCAATGAACTCATCTTCCTCACATATCTTCTGGCGCCGGTTAGTAGAACCAGACTTATTACCAGATGACATACTCAAACCAATTTTTCCAGTACTAGCACGTATGCTTGAAGGACCGGGACCATGCATCTTGGCCTTGGGTTGAGATTTCCCTGCACCTCGCTTTACCAGCGCCTTATCACGTAAGGACTGCTGGTTGCGCTGGGCTTTAGTGGGGGAACCACCGGATTTCTTGACATTTTTGTGTTTAGTCATGATTGAATTTAATTAAGATAATTTTATGCAGCACTAGTAGTGGGATTGACACCGGCCCACTGCAAAAATTTATCAAGGTTTAAAGATAGGCATTCTCTGCCACAATATAAACCTTCAATCCATGCATCTGACTTCCACACACAACGAATTTCTGACATTGTCATACTATTCCCGTCAAAGGTCACAGAGCCATTCAACGATGAAGCATATTCATCATTCAAATAGGCAATATAACCTGCAAGTATGCGTCTACAATCATCATTCCCATAGGAATCTAATCGTAACGCACAAGCTCGCAAGAAATGCCAACGAACATCATCCATAGATGACCCATACATAAGACTACAGAGAACACGCTCTGTATCTGGTGTAGGTAACCAGGTTTCAAGACACTTAACATATCTAAAACCGTTACTCAAGAAGCGAACATCTTTCAACTCCCTTGGATCTTCACATGGTGTTGTCGTGGTGACACCAATACCACTCCACACTCTGGAAATATTTCGAGGATTAAACCAAGAAACACAATCTTTCGAGACTGTGAAAGTATTATCATCACCATTAAGAGCACCTTCAACGTTAGATTCAAAATCTTGACGTGAGGTAACTCTCCCTATCTCTTTACATAGACACAACCAAGCATAAGCAAGCAAACGATACAGGATAATAGTATTATCAACTATAGTATTGCCACTTCCACTGGGATTTCCAGTGTGCTTCAGAACTAGTTCTCCATTCTCCATAATGATCACCGAATGAACAATATGGTAATAGAGCTGCTCAAGACGAATCCTTGTTTCCAAGGTTCGATCCTCTTCACACAGCATCTGCCAACGAAAGTCAACCATTTCCATCATTGCACGAAGGAAAAGGGACGCATCATAAGCAGACTCATCAAGCTCGAAAGCATGCGGTAATCTAAAGAGACGTTGGTAAAGTCGATGCCAGCCACGAGAGAACTTTGACGTTCCCACAAATGACCAGGTTCGATCTCCACCACCATAGAACTTTTCATTCATGTCCACACAGAGTCGATTGTTAGCAACAGTCAACTCTAACGGTGATGCAGTAAAAGTACGATGACTCAACGTCGCTAACTTTTCAACATCACGAAGCTCACGCTTCTGTGAACACGTCCAAATAGGTACGGTTTGATGCTCTAGAAGGAGCATATCCTGCCAAAAATCTTCAAGACACGTGATATTACCACGATCGAAGAAATCTCGCTTATTTTTGAATTCTAAGCTCCAAGGATATCCACATGAAGTGGACATGTCCAAGCCGTCTGTAAAGGCATTACCCTTAACGACATCATCTTGCGACATAACACGACTACCACCCATTACGGGATAGAAGTGCTCCTTAGCCCAGTCTCCAGAAATACTCCAGAGCTCCTCATCCAGGACGGGTTGGTCTCGATCGTACTTAGCAGCACTCTTGAAACCAGCCTCCATCACTGGACGCACAGCACGGTATTGAGATGGCAATTTAATGCATTCCTTAACACAGTACTCTTCAAAAGACTTGTTAACAACTTCCTTATGCAGAAATTTAACAAATCTATTGGCACCACCCACTATCTCCATGTTACCCTTAGTGAAAAACTTTTTACTATAATGTGATTCACCACCCTCTCTAAGTCCGGAATACTTCAATATTGGTTTCGATATGTATTTAGCATACCAGGAAGACCATATTTGGAAATTCGGGAGAGGGCTCTCTAGAAAGACGGGGCACCAAAGATTTTAGTGCTCATATCAGATGTCATAGGAATGAATCCATTCTTAGTGGAATCAATTCGACAATTATGAAACCCGATACACTTACCAGCCGTGTTGAAAACAGGCGCACCACAATTTCCATTTTCAGTGGAACAATCGTAAGTACCTAAGTCATCAACCAAATGTACCAACTTCCCTGTTGAAGGGGGTGGCAAGTAGTCCATATCATTATACTGTTCAGCAGAACTGAAAGCCATGATAAGTAGAGATTCACCGACAATTGGTTTAGCCGGATGAACACTAGGAATTGGTGGCAAACCTAAAGACAAATCAAGAGGAAAATATAAGCTGTCATTTCCGACAGCCCTACCTTTACTCTTATCCATCTTAATAGGAGATGCACCACGATACTTGAACTGAATAGTGTCACCTCCCTTTGAGAAGATATGTGCACTAACGTACAAACCGTTACCAATTCGAGTACAACATTGAGCATACGCTTGAGCGCCTACATCAACAGTTGCCCATCCAATTGACTTGAGAGCAGAACCAATAGCAAACTTAGGATTGCTTTTCACAGGACCTTCCTTTTGAGAGGAGGGAGCAGGATCAACATTCTTAGGACATTTCTTCGAAAAATGACCAGTCGCTTTACACTTACTACAAGTAACATTTGGACAGTGTGATGCTTTATGTCCATCTTCAGAACACATATAACAACAAGGATTTTTCTTATCATTAGCACCACGCGCTTTCTTCTGACCACTCTTCTGTGTTTTACCACGAGCGGCAAATTCAAGCGAATCTGGTATTTGAATCTTGGTGTAGTTGTTAATATCAGCAATGATAGCAGATCCAACTAACTTAAACTTTGTTCCAACTTCCTTCGAAAAGGCCTCAAAGTCAGCATTAGGTCCTTGACCTTTGCCAACAGCAAGAAAACGATCAAGCGCAGACTTCGCTGCGCGTCGACCGCGTGGTTGAACAATGTTACCATGAGAATCATAATACACAGTTGCAGGATCTTGTCGCATATCAGCATCATCTTGAGCTGAAGTGCCACTAGGAACCCACCTGATCTTTCGACCCTTACGCTCCTTCTTATCATCACCTTTCGGTTTTGACTCAGTCGGAGATTTTTGATCTTTCTTGTTTTCAGTAGGAAGAGAAGAAGTCTTGGCTTTCTTCTTACTTTCCTTCTTAGCAGCACGCTGCGCAAGAATCTGATCACGACTTGGTGTTCGTGTCAGATACTTAATCACACAAAAGATTACAGCAAACAAAAGAATCAACACAACAGGAGCCACCCAAGGCTTGTCCTTACAGACAGTCTTAAGAGAGTTCAAATGTGCCATATCCTCAGTTTTATCCCATAACTTTCGCAACCCATCAAAGGTATCCTCATTAGCTTTTGGCTTGAAGAATTCCTTAAATATAGGCTTGCCAGCGTGCTCACAATCAGTCTTATTACAGATTGAACAAACGAGAACAGGCTGAACAACTGAAACAGTGTCAACCTTAGGCTTCACAGGACTAGCCGGTGGAGCTGAGGTTGACACACCATTAGGTTGAGGAGTTGGTTCAACAGACATTGAATTCAACTGGTCAACCAGATCTTGACACGGGTTAGAAATAGTCTCAGGAACTCCTTGTTTCTGAGATTGATCAATAACACGAGTGGTAAGTTCCTCTGCAGCATCTGCAACTTCGCGAACGAAGCCAATACCTGCCATAGGATGAGGAACAGACCCTGATCTCACATCACCGAACATCTTCGAAAAGAATTCTAGACCCAACAATGAAGTTCGGATCCAGGCGGCAATAGATTTCAGCATAGAATACAATTTCAAGCCAGCACCCATTCCTTCAGAAGCAATGGTGGGCAAGATAACTGCAAGAGCTGCTAAATCAAACATTAGGAAAATGTCTTTGACATTCATTCCACCCAAGGATTCCTTATTTACTTTCTTAGCAAGATGACGATCCATCAAGCTTCGACCAAGCGCAAATGACGCCATGAACACAGTTACAAAAGTCCATGAATCAAATGCTGTTTTAGCAGAATCAGCTACAACTTGAACAGATGTGGCAGCACTAGTAGCAGCAGTAGAAACAACACTTGCGTGTTGATCCAACTCACTACGAGCACGAACAACCTCATCAACTAACTGTTGAGTCTTCTCTTGAACACCTAACTTAACATCAGCAATGCTGTGGTTCATCTCACCGCGTAAACGAGAAATATCCTCCATAACAATCTGAGTATGCTTAAGAGCCTCAAGCGAACGAGCATTAGCTATACTAATTGCCTCAGCAGATCGTTGATCTGCTAACGCCACAGCCTGAGAGGCACGATCATCAACAAGTTGAATAGCGCGCACAATCTGTAAGTTAAGTAATTGATAAACCTTCCAGAGAAACAAACCAAACACAATCGCTGCGCCAACAGCAGATAGTGCAAGAATTGATTCCCACCCCATAACAGCC